CTTACATGCGGAACCCTGCTCCTGCTCCTGTTGTAACTGAGCCTGTTGCACCTGTTCAACCAGATCGTCTGCAACGTGCTGCGGAAATGATTGAGGCCAACCGTCAAGCAGGTATTGGTCAACCTGCGGCTCCTGTTGTGGAAGCTCCTGTTGCCACTCCTTTGTCAGAAGCTCCTGTTGATGCTCCTGCACCAAAGCCAACAGCAGGACCAAATTCTGCTGTGACCGATGTTGTTACGGATGAAATCAAAAGCTTGATGAATGAGCCTGTTGCTCCTCCCGGTGAGTTGCGTACAGGTACAGGTAAACCTGCTTTTGCTGGTGAAGGTCCAGCACCAAAGATCTCTAAGCGCACTGGTCAACCCCAGTTCAAGTCCGAGTATCCAAGCATGCAAGCCGTACCAGCAGGTTACGCTGTGGTCCCTAATGCTCAATACATCGATGCTCTGCGTCAAGACCTTGGTCAAGCTGAATACACCAAAGCCTTTACTGGTCGTGATTTCCCCACTGACTACGAGCAAGCAGTTGCTACTGGCAAGGACATCAACCGTTCTTTAGGTCGTGCAACACGAGAAGAAGCTAAAGCCGCTGGTCTGCCTTACGGAGAGATTACTCCCGGTATTGCTCAACGAACCACTTCCGGCAAGAAGATGGTGAATGTGGGCGGCAAAGCAGGTATCACTGGTGCTCTGATTGCTTTGTCTGATTTGGCTAAAGCTGAGTCTGCTGGTCAAAGAGGCCTAGCAGGGGCTAATTGGCTTGAAGCTGTCCTACCCCCTACCATGATGATTGGTGGTGCTGGAGAGGGTTCTAGCACCGTTCCTAGCCAAGATCCTGCACTTCTGTTGGGTAGCCCTTACGCTTTCTCAGAAGCTGGCAAGAAATTCCGTCAAGATCAAGCATATACTCGTAAGGTCGGTGCTGGTCGTGGCATTGCTCCTCCATCTGCTTACAGAAGATAATCATGGACAATCAACAACTTTTCAACCTTGTAGTATCGGTTGCAGGTTTTCTTGCAGTTTTTGTCTTTTATCAAGTCATGCAGAGATTGCAACGACTGGAGGACACAGTTAGTTCTCTTGAGAAGCAACTGCCACATGACTATGTGACCAAGGATGACTACCGTGCTGACATCAAGGAAGTCAAAGACATCTTGGGCAAGATCTTTGACAAGTTAGACGGTAAGGCAGACAAATCATGAAAGACTGGGCAATAGCTTTCGTAGCTGCTGCCTTTGTTTCATGCCTGACCATTTGGGTTACTTTCTCAATCATGCCGTTACTTCAATGGGTGCTTAGATGATTGGCCTCCTCCTTGATCCAGATGCCGCTCTTGATGCGGTAAACAATGCAGTTCGTCTGGTCAAGAAGGCCAGTGCTACTGCACAGAGTGTTGAATCTTTAGCCCCGATGTTGGGCAAGTACTTTGATGCCAAAGCCAATGCTATTGCTTCTGCTGAAGCTGCCAAAGCCGGGACTTTCGGTGGCTCTTCTATGGGTAAAGCTCTTGAGATTGAGCTTGCGATTGATTCTCAAAAAGAGTTTGAAGAAGACCTGAAGCGATTGTTCTGGAACGCCAACAAAATGGATGTTTGGCAGAAGATCAAGGCTAGGGCTACTGTTATGGAAGCAGAGGCCGCTAAAGCCGCTGGTAAGGCCAAGGAAGATGCTCGGCGTAAGAAGCAAAAGGATCAGGAAGATCTGGAAACAGCAATTGCCATCATTCTTTCTGTTTTGATCTTCTGTGGCCTGATGTGGGGTGGTTGGGAGTTGTTTTCCTTCTGTCGCAAGTACGGGTGTTGAGATGTGTGGAAGATACTCAAGTGGTTCGATGTTGGCACAGATTGGAAGCTTGGGTTTGATCGATTCCTCAAGTTCTGCTGTGGAGCCATCATTGCTCACCACTTGCTCGACATCCTCTATGTCTTGCCTGTGGAAGACTCCAAGTCCATCATTGAGTTCATAAAAGCCAATTTACCTTTCGGAGAATGACATGCTTTCTTTAATTTCTACACTGGGTGGTCTACTGATTTCGGGTCTGCCGAAATTGATGGAGTACTTTCAAAACAAGGCTGACCAAAAGCATGAGTTGGCATTGGCTGCAATTCAAACAGAGCGTGAGTTAGCTCTTGCCAAAGAAGGTTTTGCCGCTCAAGCCAAGATTGAAGAGATCAAGGTTGAGCAAATGTCTTTGCAGACTCAGCAAGTTGAGATGCAAACTGCCGCTCAAATGCAAGGTGCGGCTCTTGATCACGACAAAGCAGTGCTCAAAAAAGCAGCAGGGTGGGCCTCTACTTATGTGGCAACTGTCCGCCCAACCATCACATACATCTTTGTTTTGGAACTGGTGTTTATTAACGCATGGTTGGCTTGGTATGTCTGGTACAACGACAAGATGGTCACCTCTATGGACGACCTGATTCGTTTTAGCGACATTATTTTCAGTGCCGATGAAATGTCCATGCTTGGTGGCATCATTGGTTTCTGGTTCGGTTCTCGTAACTGGGACAAGAAGAAGTGAAGACATCTGACGCTGGCATTCACCTGATGCACCTTTTTGAGGGGTATCGGGATAAGCCATATCAATGCTCTGCACACATGTGGACTATTGGTTGGGGTCATGTGCTCTACCAAGACCAGATCAAGCTCCCAATGGTCCGTAAAGAGGGTTATACGGGTATTCTGAGAAACAGATATCCGTTACGCCCTGAAGACAACAGGCAATGGTCTAAAGATGAATTGGTCAAAATATTCAAAGATGACCTCGTTTATTTTGAACGTGGTGTTCTTCGATTTGCTCCCAATCTGGCTGGGCATCAGGGCAGGTTTGATGCTTGTGTCGCATTTTCCTTCAATGTAGGGCTAGGTAACTTTCAGAAGTCATCTATCCGTCAAAGGATTCTTAGGGAAGACTGGGAAGGTGCTGCTGAAGCCTTTATGCAGTGGACAAAGGCTGGCGGCAAGGAACTCAAGGGACTCGTAAGGCGCAGGAGTGCTGAGAAGGATTTGTTCAACAGCAAACCTGCTGACCATTAACGAGGCTTCTCCAAAAGGCTAATTGGTGCGTATACACAAGCCTCTGATGCGCTTGTTTCTACGGTAACAACTGGTGTTCGTGGCCCAAGCACTTGTTCAGGGTGATTGAGCCATCGTTTGCAGTTGCGGCAGAAGTTATCTGGCACTTCAGGATCGCATCGAGCAACATCAAACAGAAGATGACGCATCATTCTGCTAACTCGTATGTCATTTCAAAAATGTCAGGCTTGCATGGGTAAGTTTCCCCAGCAACCCCAGTGATGATGTAGTCGCCGGGGCTTACATACATCGGCCCTTCAAGGGTTTCAACCCAGAACACAGGCATACCACTCAACTTGCCGGGAATCACAGCCTGATGATCGCCATCTTTAAACCACTGCGTGGCCTCAATCACAACTGGCTTTTTACGAAATTTCATTTTTGTATTCCAATTCAAGTAGGAGTTCCAAGTAATGGATTGCTTTCTTGATGTCAGCAGCACCATTTTTTTCTTTGTGACGGGTGATGTACTTCACTACATTACCCTCACAGAAGCCCAAATCATTTGCATGGATGTAGACGATTGGCTGGATGCCTTTGTCTTTGTAGTGACTGCCTGAGACTTGTTTCTCAAGGGCTGATGATTTGCTCAAGCGACAACTTCCAACGTCTTGACAGTAAAGAGGTGAATTGCAAATATCGCAAGCCATCATGCCTCCTTCACAAATTGACCGTGTTCGTTCATGTGGCCTTTTCTATGCTCAATCTTTTTGTAAGCCTTGTAAAAACAAGTCCTTGCATCAAGATCAAGCAAAACAGCCGTATTGACCAAACAAACCATTACATCACCAAGCTCAAGCTCCGCTTCTGCCATGTCGCCAGCTTCAATTGCATCAATCAACTCTTGAGCCTCGGCAAGTGCTTTCTTTGCTTGACCAATAGGTGTGCCGTATTTCAGGATTCCTTTTGCTTCAGACCACTGCATGACTTGAAATTCGGTCATGCTGAATGATTGAGTTTCTTTCATGATTACACCTTGTTGATCAACCAAACACGCAGACCTGTCTCTTCTGTACGGGTAGAGATAACTTTGTCAGGGTAGTTCTTCTTGATCAAGTTGATCTGAGCACGGATGTAGCTGATTTTCTTTTTGTCGGTCACAGGGACCAAGAATGAATCGCCAGACTCCATCTTGTCAAATGGGTAGGCTTGTGTTGTTGCGAGGGGGATGTTTTTTTCAATTGTGAACATGATGTTTCCTTAGTTAAACCAGATAAAAAAGCCGTGGAGAATTCCTATAGGGAAGAGAAGAGCACCTGCTATCAGAAAGCCCCAAAGACCGTCTGCAAAGCAAGTGAAAACGTGTGTCAGCCATGCAAAGAAGCATGTAAATCCAATTAATAAACCCATACATTGCCTTAAAAGGTGGGGTACTCGCTGCATCTGCGCGCTAGAGGTCGCTGCGCTTTCGGATCAATACCCGTGGCGCACAGCATCCGCTTTCCCCCGTTGATCAGAAGGGCGTATCTCCGAAATCATCGTCCTTTGCCTTACGAGTAGGCTGAGAACTTTGACGGGGGGTCTCTTGTTTTTCACGAACAGACAGGCTTAGGAAGGTTTTGCCTGTTTTCTCAGACTTCTTCTTCCAGCCAGACAGCCAGTATTCCTTGCCACCCACATTGATGGACCCGTTGTAATCCGGAAATTTCTCGGAGTCTTTTTTTTCATTTACGAACAAAGCTCCTTTATTTTCGTTTGAGTATTCAGCCATCTCAGATTTCCTTTCGGTATGTCTTGTTTGAAAAAATTCTGTGTATTGTTGCTACACAGACATTGAAATGCTTTGCAATTTCTTTTGCTTGCATACCAATTTGTTTTAAATGCCAGCACTCTTTAAGGCGCTGCTCATCAAATTTTGCTTGTTTGTTTTTTGTACCAATAGTTGCAGTGCCATGCCTTATAGCGTCTGCTGTATTTTCTTTTCTAGTCCCCCATCTTAAATTTTCAAGACGGTTATCAAGTCTGTTTCCATTTATGTGGAGTGCTTCATGAGCCTCTGGTTTTGGTCCAACAAAAGTTTTTAGCAAAAGCGAATGAACTGTAATAAGTTTTGTTTTGTTAAAAGTTGAATATCCAATAACCCAATAACCATTGTTTGCTACACATTGTTTTTTAAGCTTTCCGTTTCTCCAAATTTGACCATCTGTTGAAATTGTCAAATCATTAAAATCCGGAACTGGTTTAACGCAGATTGGCGTAAGCATGTTGCACTCCATCAAAGTGTCATCTGAAAGTTGTGGAAGGCAATGATGAGTTGCTTTTCGGGCTGCAGACCCTATCCACGC